GGCACCCAGAGACTTTTCCGCCCGGGTAGAGGTTAACGCCAGGGCGCTGTAGGGCCAAAACAGGCGATATTTCAAACATTTCGGAGCGAAAACACATGCCACGCGGCGGATACCGACCCGGCGGCAGCGGGCCGCAGCCAGGATCGGGGCGTCCGAAGAAGGGCGAGCAGCCGGTCGCGAAGATGGTGCTGACCGAAGCCATGCTCACCGGCATGTCGCCGCTGGAGTACATGCTCTCCGTCATGCGCGATCCGACCGCTGACGCGGCGCGTCGCGACCGGATGGCACAATGCGCTGCGCCCTACGTCCACGCTCGGGCCGAGGCGACCGGGAAGAAGGCTCAGGCCGACGAGATCGCAGCGACCGCCGAGCGCGGCACCGATTGGGAGCAGCTGCTCGCGAACTAGCATGACCTGGGACACCGCCTGCCGAGACTGGGGCGACCGGCTCCGGTCGGGCCGCTCCCTGGTCCCCGATCTCCCGCTCGATCAGGACGCCGCGCGCAGGGCGACGGGCATATTCGATGCCTTGCGTCTGCCGGACGTCCCCGGTCAGCCGCGCATGAAGGAAGCGGCGGGTGACTGGCAGCGCGACATCGTCAGGGCGCTGTTCGGGTCGGTGGTGAACGGCCAGCGGCAGATCCGCGAGGCGTTCGTTCTGGTCCCGAAGAAGAACTCGAAGACGACCGCTGGCGCAGCGATCATGCTGACGGCGCTGCTCGTCAACCAGCGACCGCGCGCCGAGTTCTTGCTCATCGCGCCGACGCAGGAGATCGCGGATCTCGCGTTCGGCCAGGCGGTCGGCATGATTGAGGCCGACCCGGTGCTGGCGTCCAAGTTCCACGTTCAGAGCCACCTCAAGCGCATCAGCTACCGGCAGACCAAGGCGTTCCTGAAGGTCAAGAGCTTCGACCCGAAAGTGGTGACGGGCACGAAACCGGCGGGCATCCTGCTCGATGAGACGCACGTTATCGCGGAAGCGCCTGACGCAGACCGCGTGATCGGCCAGCTTCGCGGCGGCCTGATCTCGCAACCCGAAGGGTTCTTGATCCAGATCACGACCCAGTCCGAGCGACCGCCGTCGGGTGTCTTCGCGGCGGAACTGTCCAAGGCGCGCAAGGTTCGCGACGGCACGCTGAGCGCGCCGCTGCTGCCGGTGCTCTACGAGTTTCCCGAGGGCGTGGACTGGCAAGAGCCGAGCAACTGGCACCTCGTCACGCCCAACAACGGCCGGTCGATCACGGTCGAGCGACTGATCCCAGACTACGAGGCGGCGCGCGAGGCAAGCGAGGCCGAACTACGACGCTGGGCCAGCCAGCATCTGAACGTTCAGATCGGCGTCGCGCTGCGATCCGATGGCTGGGCTGGCGCGCAATTCTGGACCCGGGGCAACGGCGGGCCACGCTCGCTGGACGATCTACTCGACCGCGCCGAGGTGGCGACGGTCGGCATCGACGGCGGCGGACTGGACGATCTGTTCGGCTTTGCCGTCATCGCGCGCGAACGCGAGACGCGGCGATGGCTGCTCTGGGCGCACGCGCTGATCAGCCCCGAGGGGCTCGACCGGCGCAAGGCCAACGCGGCGCTGTATCAAGACTTCGCCCGCGATGGCGATCTGACGGTCGTGGACGGCTTGCCCGGTGACCTGGAGTGGATCAAGGCGCATGTCGGCCTGGTCCTCGACGCCGGATGCCTGGCGATGGTCGGCGCAGATCCCGCCGGCATCGGCGGCGCGGTGGATGCGCTGGCCGAGATCGGTGTCTCGGAAGATACGAAGCTCCTGGTCGGTGTGCCTCAGGGCATCCGGCTGATGAACGCCGCGAAGACCGTCGAGCGAAAGCTGGTGGACGGCTCGCTGAAGCACTCAGGCTCGCGCCTCCTCGCATGGTGCGCGGGCAACGCGAAGGTCCGCGCGACATCGACGGCGATGATGATCGAACGAGCGGCCTCTGGTTATGGGAAGATCGACCCTTTGATGGCCTCATTCAACGCGGCACACCTGATGACGCTCAATCCGACCGTCGCCGGCCCGGCGGCGGCGTGGGCGATGCCGTGCTAGGATGGCTCGACCGGCTGCGTGGCCGGGACGAAAAGAAAGCGGTCGAGTTCACCGAGGGCTGGCTCGATGCTGCCTTCGGCTACAGTCAATCCTGGACCGGCGAGCCGGTCACCGTCTCGACGGCGCTACAGGTTCCCGCGTTCTACCGCGCTGTCATGGTCATTGCGGACGGCCTCGCGCAGCTGCCCATCGTGCTGATGCGACCGACCGATGGCGGCATGGAGCCGGCGACCGATCATCCGCTCTTCGATCTCTTCGCGCGCTCGCCGAACGCCTGGCAGGACGCGAGCGAGTGGGTCAGAACGACCATGATGCACAAGGCCTCGACGGGCTGCGCGGTGTCGTGGCGAAACGTGGTGAACGGCCAGATCCGAGAACTGATCCCGATCAAGCCGGATAACGTCCAGATCACCGTTCGGCAGGATCTGGAACTGGAATATACGATCTCGTTTGAGAACAATCGCACACTGACGCTCTCGCGCTCCGAGGTGTTCCACCTTCGCTCGCCGTCGTGGGACAGCGCCCGGGGGCTCGATCCGGTGCTGCTCGGTCGCCAGGCGCTCGGTCTGGCGCAAGCGAGCGAGCGATCACAAGCGGCGTTGCACAAGAACGGCGTTCGCACGACCGGCCTGTTCACCCTCGACGGCAATCCGTCGCAGGAACAACGCGACCGGGTGCGCGAGGCAATCGCCTCGATGTATGGCTCGGCCAGCAACACGGGCAAGCCGGTGCTGGCGAGCGGCGCGTTGAAATTTACGCCCACGCAGATGACCGGCGTGGACGCGCAGCACCTCGAAACGCGCAAGCATCAGATCGAAGAGATCGCTCGGCTGATGGGCGTTTTCTCGATCATGCTTGGGCACGCGGGCAACAACTCTCCGACCTTCGCATCCGCCGAGGCGTTCTTCGCGGCGCATGTCAGGTACACGCTCCAGCCCGAGATTAAGGCGATGACCAGCGCGCTGAACGCGCAGCTGCTCACCGACGAGGAGTGGAGCGCGGGCTACCGCTTCACGATGGACACAAGCGAGCTTCTGCGAGGCTCCCTCAAGGACCGCGCAGAATACTACGACCGCGCTATTCGCGGCGGCTGGATGACGCGCAACGAGGCGCGCGAGGACGACGGGTGGAACCCGATTGACGGTCTCGACAAGCCGCTGTTCCCGCTGAACATGGGCGAGGTCGTCGGCCAGGGCTCCGACGCGGATGTCTCGCAGCCTGTCGATGTCGAGGACGACGACAACGGCGCGAAGAACCCGTGGAAGCCGACCGACGAGATGGCGGCGAACGCACGGCGCGCGCTTGCGTGGCGCGACGAGTTCGGACGCGGCGGCACTGCTGTCGGCATCGCTCGCGCGCGCGACATCAGCAACGGTCGCCGTCTGCCGCGCGACACCATCATGCGGATGGTGTCGTTCTTCGCACGGCATGAAGTGGACAAGGAGGCCGAGGGCTTTCGCCAGGGCGAGCCGGGCTTCCCAAGCAACGGGCGCATCGCATGGGATCTCTGGGGCGGCGACGCTGGCCGCGCATGGGCAAATCGCATCGCTGATCGGATCGAGGAACTCGGAGAATGAGCAACGGCGTCGCGAGCATCGCACTTGAGGTCAAGTTCGCCGCAGACAAGCCGATGGGCTCGTTCAGCGGCTACGGTGCCGTCTACGGGAACATCGACGAAGGCGGCGACATGATCACGCCAGGCGCGATGGCGCGCAGCCTCGCGTCGTGGTCGAGCAAGGGCATGTTGCCCGCGATGTATTACAATCACGACCGCTCCAAGGGCGCTGTCGGCGTCTGGGAGAAGATGTCGGAGGACCAGAACGGTCTGCATGTTGAGGGCCGGATCATCGGCCTCGATACCGACGAAGGAAAGATGACCTACGCGCGGCTGCGCGAGGGTGCCATCAAGGGAATGTCGATCGGCTATCGCGTTCCTGCCGGCGGATCGAAGATGGGCACGGGACGCACCGGAGAACCGCGTCGCTGGCTGAAGGCCATCGATCTACGCGAGGTCTCGGTGGTCGATGACCCGATGAACCCGCTGGCGAAGCTCGCCTACCTCAAGAGCGCGCCCGCGCTCATCCTCGACGCGCGCGGCCTTGAGGCCGCTCTGCGCGACGAGCACAAGATGTCCATCGCGGAGGCCAAGAGCCTCGTTTCGGTGGTCCGTCGTCATCTGCGCGATGCAGGTGATGATCACGCCGACGCCTCTCGTGATGACGAGGTCGAGGCTTTGGTCGCGTCGCTGAAGCGCGCGGCTTCCATCCTCTCCACGAAAGGTTAGTCCAATGGAACTCAACGAACTGAAGGGCGCGGTCGATGCTGTCGGCTCCGCTTTCGAGGCCTTCAAGGCCACCAACGACGCGCGCCTGGCCGAGATCGAGAAGAAGGGCTCTGCCGACGTCGTGACGCGCGACAAGCTCGACCGGATCGAGACGTCGCTCGCGAAGTACGAGAGCCTGAACCAGAAGCTGGTCCAGGCCGAACTCGCGGCGAAGAACGCCAGCGAGACCGCCGCCGATCTGGCCGCGAAGCTCAATCGCATGGGCTCCGGCAAGGCCGCGCCCGAGGCTGACGAGGTCAAGGCGCGCGCGAACGACTGGATGCGGGCCGTGGTCCGTTCTATCGCGCGCGGCGATGGCGCTCTGTCGGAGAGCGAGCGCAAGAGCCTCGACGGCGTCGCCGCCGAGATGAAGAGCCTCTCGCTGTCGCCCGACACGCTCGGCGGCTATCTCGCGCCGACCGAGTACGTCCGCGAGATCGTCAAGGGCGTTGTCGAGGTCACGCCGTTCCGCGCGGTCGCGCGCACGCGCCAGACCACGCAGAAGGCGATCCAGCTGCCGAAGCGTACCGGCACGTTCTCGGCGCAGTGGGTGCAGGAACAGGGCACGCGCTCCGAGACCACCGGGCTGACGTACGGGATGGATGAGATCCCGACGCACGAGATGTATGCGCTCGTGGACATCACCAACCAGATGCTCGAAGACGCCGCCTTCAACATGGAGGCCGAGGTTCGCGCCGAGGCCACCGAGCAGTTCGCGAAGGCCGAAGGCGCGGCGTTCCTGAGCGGCTCGGGCGTCGGTCGTCCGTTCGGCTTCTTGAACAACGCCTCCATCGCGACCGTGAACAGCGGCGCGGCGGCGGCGCTGACGGCTGACGGTCTGCTGTCGGTCTACTACGGCATCAAGACCGACTACGCGCGCGCGGCGGTGTGGATGCTGAACCGCAGCACCATCGGTCAGATCCGCCGCCTCAAGGACGGCGACGGCGAGTATCTGTGGGCTCCTGGCCTTGCGGGTGGCGTGCCGAACACCATCAACGGCGCGCCCTACGTTGAGGCCGCTGACATGCCGGATGTCGGCGCGTCGGCCAAGCCCGTCGCGTTCGGCGACTTCCGTCGTGGCTATGTGATCGTGGATCGCATCGCGATGGAGATGCTGCGCGATCCCTACACCCAGGCGACGAGCGGCGCGGTCCGCATGATCTTCCGCCGCCGCGTCGGCGGCCAGGTCGTGCTGCCCGAGGCCATCGTGTTGCAGAACGTCGCCCTCTGATCTGACTGAGAAAGGACCATCCCAATGGCCTCGAAAGACCTCCACAACAACATCGACATCAAGCGGGCAATCTCGCCTGTGTCGGTGGCCGACAACACCGCGCAGGTGTCGCAGATCCTCGACACGCGTGGCTACGAGAGCATCGAACTGGTCATCGCGACCGGCTCGATTGCCGACGCAGACGCCACGTTCAGCGTCCTGATCGAAGACGGCGACAGCTCGACGCTGACGGACGCGGCGGCGGTGTCCGACACGTTCCTGCTCGGCACCGAAGCCCTCGCGGGCTTCGCGTTCGATGACGACAACGAGTGCCGGAAGATCGGCTACGTCGGCGGGAAGCGCTACGTCCGCGCGACGATCACGCCGGCCAGCAACGCCAGCGCGGCGCTGCTCTCGGCGGTGTGGGTGCTCGGCAACGCGCGCACCGCGCCGACGTCGAACCCGCCGGCCTGATCTGACTGGGCGGCGGGCTTCGGCTCGCCGCCCTCTCTACCGAACGAGGTGCTCACATGAGCTATTCGACGCAGAACTACGACGCGCAGGGCGGCGCGCTCACCGTCATCGGGGGCGAGCTTCGCATCTCGGGCGGCTACATCAGCGGCGGCGCGATCCTGAACAAGCGCCAGCGCTTCACCATCGCTGAAATCAACGCGGGCGCGACGCTCCTGCCCGCGATCTCGGGCAAGAGCTACCGGATGATCGGATGCAAGGCGATTTCGGTTGGCGGCGCTGCGGGTGCAGTGACGACGGTCGATATCAACGGCACGCTATCGACCTCGCGCAAGCTGGTCGCGTTCGCCCAGGCGAACCTGACGCAGTCCACCGTGCTGACGGACGGCGGCACGGGCGGCGCGGTGCTCGCCGATGGCGCGAGCTACACCGCGAACGACGCTGGCACGGCGATCCTCGTCGGCAAGACGGGATCGAGCGTCACGACGGCGACGCATATCGACATCGTGTTCGACTACGTCATCGAGTGACGTCGATGAAGGTCGAGCGCTTCAGCGTTTCGGTGGCGACGGCGGCGGACGGGTCGGCAACGGCCTATTCGCCGACCATCACCGGGGCCATCTCGTCCATCGCCTATGTCGCGGACGCAACCAATCCCTACGCAGCGACGGTCGATTTCGCGATCACCGTCGAGGCGACGGGTCAGGGGCTCTGGACGCAGTCCGACATCAGCGCGAGCGGCACGCGCGCGCCGCGTCAGCCGACGCATGAACAGGACGGGACGGATCGCTTCTTCCAGGGCAGTGGCACCGAGCATTCGGTCCCTGATCTGATCTGTCTCGCGAACGACCGCGTTAAGATCGTGCTGGCGCAGGGCGGCAACGCCAAGGTCGGCCAGTTCATCATCACGGTGATCTGATGCTTTCAGTCCTCGTTCCCGCGACATCCTCGCGCCTGACCTCGCTTGAGGCGGTCAAGCGCGAACTGTCGATCTCGGGAACGAGCGACGACGCGCGGCTGCTGGCCTACATCGATCAGGCCAGCGCCGTCATCGCTGACTACCTCGGGCGTCCGCTCGGCCTCGAGACCGTCGCGGAGACGCTGCGGCTGTCGGCGGCGTCCGAGACCATCATGCTGTCGCGCTGGCCGGTGGTCAGCGTGACGAGCATCGTGGAGGACGGCGCGACGCTCGCCGCCACCGACTACGAGATCGACAGAAGCTTCGCGTACCGGCTGTTCGATGACGAACGCGCGCGCTGGCCGGCGGTCAAGGTCGTGCTGACATACGTCGCCGGATACGATCTGCCGGACGGTGTCGCGCCCGCAATCGAACGCGCAGCGACGCAGCTGGTGGTCGCTATGAACGCCTCTCGCGGTCGCGATCCTTCGCTCCGCTCCGAGAGCGTGGAAGGCATCGGCGCACAATCCTGGCTCGACCCGCGCAACGGCGGCGGGCCGCTTCCTGACGGCGTCGTGGCGCTGCTCAATCCATATCGCGAGGTCATCGTATGAGCGGCACGTTCAGCCTTGGCGATTTCTCCATCGGCGCAGCCGCGACGCAAGTCGGCGATGTTGTCGATGATCTCAGCGGCGCGCTGGCGATCACGCTCTCTGCGCGCCTAGCCTACGGCTCGGGCGGCACATCCTGCTATGCGGTGGTCGAGACCTCGCTCGATCAGGGCGTGACCTGGGTCCAGATCGCGCGCTTCGACTTCACGACCTCGGGTCTTCAGAAGGTGATGACCGTTTCCGGCCTTACGCCGCGCATCGCCGCAGCGACCGCCGGAAGCCTCGCCGCCGATACCGCGCTCGATGGCGTGCTGGGAGACCGGCTGCGCGCGACGGTGGTCTCGACGGGCACCTATGCCGGATCGACGGTGGTCTCGGTCCGCGCCAACATCCGATGAACACACGCGGCGCGCTTGATCGGCTCGGCCAGGTCGCGCAGTTGCGTCGGCTGACCGGCATCGGCGCAAACCAGGTGTGGCACGAAGTCACTCTGCGCGTATTCGCGCGCCAGTTTCGCGCGCAAGAGATCGTGCCGGGGTCTGGGCTACAGCAAGGCGACCGCCAGATCATCGCGCACCACGCCGAGATCGACGCCGCGCAATGGCCGGCTCCTCCGCGCCGCGACGACAAGCTGCTCCTCGAAGGGCGGCTGCTCAACGTGCAGTCGGTCGAGACCGTGCGCGTGGGCGAGGCGGTCGAGCGTTACAACATGGTCTGCCGGGGATGAAAGCGTACCGCTCGCCGCGCATCTTCGCGCGCGAGATCACGGTGGCGAGCAAGAACCTGTTTCCGGCTCAGGTCGAGGCGCTTCTCGAGGACGCCGCGCGCCGCGAGAAAGCGCGCGTGCTGGCCGAGCAGACGCAACGCGCGGGTATCGCGCCGACAACCGAGACCATCGTGGACGGACGGCGCGGCGCGCCTATCGATGCCGCGACCGACAAGTCAACGATCATCATCGAATACGAGTACCTTCGCGAGATCGCCGCATGGCTCCTTGACACGCTGGAGCGCGGCGCGGTGCGCGGTCCGACAGGTGTCTACGCGCGATCATTCATCCTGCTGGTCGATGGTGCCGAAGCTCAGGTCTCGGCGATCACCCACGACACGCAGTCCTTCGTCGTCGCGAATACGCAGCCATACGCGCGGCGGCTGGAGGTCGGGAAGACGAAGTCCGGCTCGCCGTTCATCGTGGACGACAGCCGCTATCGCTACGTGGACAGCGTCGCCAAGGCCGCGAAGGCGCGCTTCGGCAACGTCGCGCTGGTCCGGCACACCTTCGTCACCCTGTCGGGTGCTTATCGTCTACGACGCGCGCAAGGCAAGCGCCGCGACCGTCAGGCCGGATCGGAGATTTCCTATCCCGGCGTCCGTGTTTTCAAGCTCTAGGAGCCTTCCAAATGGCAGTGACCATCTCCCTCTACAACCACACGGCCAAGCTG